CATGTTTGGATTGACTGATACAAAGTCGCAAATTTGCCAGTGCCGCGCATGTTGTGCGCGTAATCGAAGTTCAATTCGCGGCGCACTGCGCCTGCCTGCGCTATTGGCACAACAAGCTCGGCCACGGCAGGACACTGCTTTATTGCCAGCGCCAGCGCTGGATGCACGCCGTTGTAAAAGACGAAGCCGTAGCCGATGCCATAAGCGTGCAGGCGTGGGCCCAAGTAAATTTGTTGGCCTTTAATCATAGGTTCTCCGCGCGCACGTCCAAGGCTTCGCCCGGCACAACGCTGAATACATCCATGTCCACCCACGGCCTTGCGCTTGGCAGCTCCCATTGCGTTGTCATTTCGCCAACAAAGTGCGGAAAATAATCGCTGCGCTCAACGTCATAAAGCTCCCAGTCGATTGGCATCTGGATAACATAAGCCTTATCGATGCCAGCTTGGCCGAACTGTGTAAGCGCTATTGCTGCCGCTTCGATCATGTTGAGCACGTCCTGATAACCTTGGCTGTCCGGATTTTCATCGTAGCTCGTAAAACAAATGCGCAGCGTTACGAGCGTGCTGGCAATTTCAATGCGCGCCTTTGTGGCCTGCACAATTATGTTTGGCACATCCGATAAGCGCTCGATGTCGATCTCGCCAGTTACGGTGCGCGGAATGCGGCCACGCAGCACGCGCGGCGCAACTTTTAACGCCAGCGTTTGCTGCCGCAGCGCGGGGTCGTATGACACGGGCGGCTGGTCAGGATCGAGCATCGTGCGCGGCTTGTCGGGCTGCGCCGCAGTGGCCTGTGACAAATTCAGCGTTGGATTATCCAGCCGCAGCGTGGAGAACAAATTTGTAAGGAAGCCAACAATGGTGGTTTCCAAATCAAACGCCGTTTGCGTGCGTATGCCTTTGTCCGCCGTTGGCGGCGTGACTGGCTCTGGCGTTGCCATCCCCATAGCGTGTTACCAAGTAGGCTTCAAAATTTTAAGGCCGATGATCACAAACAAAATCACCGTGACAATCGAGTTTGTGCGCGGATACCACGCCCACGCTGGCGACACGAAAATGCTGATCAGCATCAGCAGCAGCAATATCCAGTAAACAATAACAAGCAGGCTCATTGTGCGTTTCCTTTCACGTGTTGTTTGTGGCTGCCTTGTCCAGCAGCCGTTTGATTTCGTGGTCTAAACGTTTTGCCAGTGTGTTAGCCATCGTTTCGTTTACGGCGGGCCCGACGGACGGTTGGCTTGCCATGATGGGTGCGCCAATGGCGATCACTTTTCTAATCGGCAAACGGCCAGCGCCACTGCGCCGTTGATAGGGACCGGACAGGCCGCTAGAGACGAAACCCTGCTTAACGTAACCGCCGCCGCCCTTTTTGATCTGCACAAATAGCGGCCTGCGACGCGCAGTTGGCGCGTGCGGCCTGTAAATGAACTTGTCTGCGCCGAGCATGCCTTGCTCAACACGGATCTCGCCAGCCAGCGTGCTGTAATTGGCGCGCCGCACCTTAGTTGGAATATCCTTTTGTTTTATCGTGTAGATTTTGCGGATCTCACGGCGCAACGTTGTTTGGCCGCTGGATAGTGTGCGGTTAATGGCTGGCACAAGCACACGCGGCAGGCCGTTGTGAATGTTGCGCAGAACCTTCTCCAGCTTTTTTAGTTCGCGTGGATCAATCGTAATCATGCCGCCACCGCCTGTGGATATTTGCCCGGCTGCGATCTGTAAGCCGTAAGCGCCAGCTTGTAGCAGCTCTCCTCATCCGTTACGTCCAAGATTTCCCACGCCACGTTGGCAGGCGAATATATCAACTCACCTGCCAACGGCATGCGTGGCAAATACTTGTGCTCCATGAAGCAAATCACGCTGCCAAGGTAAATGCCATGCACAGCCACTGTTGGCTGCCGCTTGGCCTGCTCCTCATCCCACACAACGGGTGCATTAAAGATTTTGAAGCCGCCTTGGCCGTCATACGTTCTGAATTCGCGCACTGTGGCAAACTCATCCGTGTTTTCAAACACGTTTGCCAGATCAGGTGCGAACTCATCGCGCAAACTCATGCGTTTTAACTCGGCTGCTCAAACTGCGTGGCTGCTTACTTGTTTTGCTGCTTCCTGTTTTTCTCGATGGCCTTGATGATGTCGTGCTTGCGCGCGTCATTTGGCAAGTCAACGTTTTCCTGCGCAGCGATTTCCTTCAGCTGCTCAACCGTGTGGCCTTCCAGATCGCTGTCGCCAGCGTTGCCGCCTTTGCCGCCACTGTTGTTTTTGCCTTTAGCACCAAGCGGTTTTGGCTTGTTCGGATCATCAGGCCAGTTGGCACTGGAATCCTTTTTCTTCGCTTCGTCTGCAGCGGCTGCGGCCTCTGCCGTAAGCTTTGCGGCTTCCTCAGCGTCGCCAGTAATTTCGCCAGTGAGCGAGTTAAGCACGGCGTCGCCTTGAACCATCGCTGGATACGTAAGCGCCAGCGCCTCAATGATGCGGAAGCCAAGGATGTCCGCAGGCATTGGCAACGGGCAACTGGTGAGCCTGTAATAAAGCGCACCGCCTTCTTCGTCGCCGTAAACAAACGGGATGCGCGGCTCCGTGTAAGTAACAAAGCGCTTGGCCTTTGCATCCTCAAGCTGCGTGAACGCGCCGTAAACAATTTTGTTTGGCGTGTTTGTGCTGAGCAGCATCACGAAGTTGTCCGGCAGCATCGGGAAAATGTTGCCAACGTCATCCTCAAAGTAATCGGCATATTCAAACACCTGCATGCCGGGCACTTGGCCAATTAGCACCACGTTCGGCGCTTGGATAACTGGCTGGATTGTTGCGATGCTGTATTGCAGCTTGTTGAGCAATGCAGCCACTTGCGGGTTGCGGATGAACACTTTGGCGGCGTTTACACCCATCAGCGCCACGTTAGGCGCAATGCCGCTGTCCTTAATCGTTGCCAGCCGCGCTGCTTCCAAGTCGGCCAGCGGATCGCTGCCACTTGCAACGTCCCACTTTACGGCAGGCACGTAGTGATTGACGGCCGCGCCTGCACTGGACTGCGTGTAGTCAATGACCATCTGGTAGCCAGTATCGGCGGTTACCGTAATTGCGCCGTTTACAAGCACGTTGCGGCACATCCACTCTTCGCGCCGCGTAATGGCCTCATCGCAAAAGATTGCATCTTCGGCCAGCAACTCCGCAGCGCGATCTGCCGGGCTGCGCTGCGAGTAAATTGTTTCACCCATCATGCGCGCTTCCAAATCCGGCGTGCGTAGTGCGCGCACAGGCGCAATGCGTGGCGCTCTAAAGTAGCGGGTTTCAAAGCCCTGCCGCTCCATGAGCTTGCCGCCAACAAGCGGCGCAACAAACGGAGCCATCTTGCGACGGCCGCGCCTGAAGTCGAATTCGATCAGTGGCGTTTGTGGATACTCGCGCGATCCAAAAAAAGTGTCGCGCAGGAACGTTGGCACGAGCGGGCCCTGCTTGAAGGGCTCCAACATCGTTTTGGTTTCATAGGCTGGATTTAACATGGCTGTGTGTTCTCCGGGTTAGTTGTTGCTGCAGTTAGGGCGCAAAGGCACCGCCGACAACGGCAGTGTCCAAATAGATTTGAACTTCACGCAGGCGCTTTTGGCCTGCGGCACTGATCGGTGACGAGCCGTCACTGTATTTGATCGTGTTCTTGTCAAACGAGCCTGATAAGGCAACGCCAACGGTTGTGTCGCCGGGGTTCGCGACGTCGTTTGGCGTGTCCAGCACCACGCCTTCCAGCACGGCATCGTCTGCCGTTAACGCAGGGTTCACATTGGCGCGCGCGGCATCAAACTTGACCAAATAGCCGGGCTTGATTGTTGACAGCGCCGCGCCGCCAGCTGCCGCATAAGGCATGCGGACGATTTTCAGGTTTGGATCGTCGTCGTGGCTGAGCAACGGCACAGGCAGGAACGTTGTTCCAGAGATTGCGCCGTAAACTTCAACGCCGCGTGGCTTTCCAAGCCGGTAAAGTGCAACGATTAGCGGCGCAACGGCGCACGCAATCGCCCATTTGATGCGTGAGATCATCGTTTTCATACTGCTTAATTTTTCCTTTCGGGTTTTGTTTGTTGTTGAAGTTCAGTTGCGGCTGGCAGTCTTGTGCTGCAGCGGAAACAGGCTGCGCTTTGCTTCCAGCTGCCTGTCGATTGCTGCAACGAGCCTTGTGCCAAAATCTGTTTCTTTGCCGCTGCCTGCGGTCGGATCGCCGCCTTCGATTGTGTTGAGCGCAGAGCCATCTTCGCGGCGTTGCTGCTGCTGGCCTGCCTTTTCCATCGCGGCAAAAAGCTCAGGCATAACGTCGGCCAACGTTTTGCCTTCAGCGATCGCTTTCACGACAATCTCATGCGTTGCCTTGCGGTCGTAGCCTTGCAGCGCGGCAATGCGTGCGCGCTCGGCCTTGATGCCATCTTCATAACTGGCCGTGGCCGTTTGCGGCGCTGGCTCAGGCGGCTTTGGCGTGCCGGATGGCGTTGTAGTGGGCGGTGGTTGCTCGGCGGGCTTTGGCGGCTCGGCGGGCTTGGGTGGTTCCTGCGTTTGTGCTTTGGGTGGTGTTTCCATTTTATGCTCCTCAGTTGTGGTGGCGTTAAACGCCGGGACGTTGTTAAAGCGCGACAGATCAAACGTCAGGCCGTTAAACATGACGTGTTTGTCGCCAACTATTGCTGCGGCCTTTACTACGCCGCGCACTTCATCTGCGAAACCTTTTTCTACAGCCACTTGCGCGCTCATCCACGTCTCGCCTGCCATAAGCGCGCGGATCGCGTCACGTTCGCCGCCACTGCGCTTGGCATACAAGTTGAGCATCGATTCCGTGATGCTATCGAGCGCCGAAATTGTTTTGCGCATCTCGTCCGCGTTGCCTATTGCCAAGGCCATTGGCAGGTGGATCATCATGGTCGCGTTGGCGCGCACGTAAATTTTGTGCCCCACCATTGCAACTAACGTGGCCGCGCTGGCTGCAATGCCGTCCACGTAAACGTTTTTGTTGCTTTGGTGATCGGCCAGCCGCGAGTAAATTGCCATTGCCTCACTTACGCTGCCGCCGGGACTGTTGATGTGGATGTCCAGCCGCTTAATTGATTTTGGCAGCGCGCCCAAATCCTTGGCAAACGCCTTTGCGCCAACTTCGCCAAGCTCTTCCCAGTTGCCAATTACATCGAAAATCAGCAGCTCTGCCGATGCTGGTTCGTCGCCAGCCTCAGCCTTAAATTTGTAAAACGGCATGATCTCTTTCATCGCGTGTGTGCTCCTGCGCCAAGCAGTGTTTGGTCGTAAACGCGCCGCGAGCGCACGCGGCTGTAAATGAAGGCTGTGCGTGCAGCTGGCTGGCCTGCGCCCTTGGGTGTTTGGCCGCCCGCTTTCGGCTCCGGCGGTGTTGGCAGCACTTTGCCGCCAGCGCCTAAAGTT